GAAACCACGTTAGCATAGAATCCAAGAATTCCGCCCAAGTTTGCATTGGATTCGGATTCTTAATCAACTGGCTTACGGGATCGGTATAACTTACATCTTCAAGCTCCTTCTTTCTAAATGCTATGCTTTGCAATCTGTTAAGCTCTTTTGAATTATATTTTCCGCCTCTGTATTTTTTAGCTGCTTGGGTTTCTCTGTAAACGTAAGTAGGGCACTGCTTGCCTTTCTCGGCTATCTTTCGAATAATTGAGTAAACAAGTGCATTACCTTTGTAACCTTTGTCGATAAATGTCTGTTGATTTGAGTCATACCAAACAACCATCGTGGAGGCCGTAAATTGGCCATAAAGTATTTGATTGAGAAGGTTTACATCGGGTTTCTGAGGTGTCGAAATAACCGTAGGAGTAATGTATGACCTTAGAGCCTTTAATAGCATAGCATATTCGTTTTAGCAAATATACTTATTTATTCTTTTCTAAAAATGTAACTCCGTAAAACCAAGTTACTACCATAACAGCGCGAGCGCTCCAATGCCAATTAAAGACATTAAAATCCAATGTCACGAAAACTATAAATAAATAAGTGATTAACATTAAGATAAGCGCGGCAATAGTTTCTTTTTTCATATTGAGAATTCGAAGTTGTTTTTTACCATTAGTTCTGTTAATCCCCAAACAAGCGCGTCAACTCGATCGGGCGATTTTCCCTTATCAGGGTTAAAGGTTACCATTTGCGATTCTAAAATCGGGAAGCTACCAACGTGATATATTTGCCCTTGTTCATATAATGAATAAACGGGCTCGGCTCGCACATATTTTCCCTTTGTCGCAGTTACTAGCTTTATTCTATAGTTTGAGCCTTGCGACTTTAATACAGCTTCAACCATGTCACCACCTTGGTTTTTTTCAGCTACAATACAATCGGCGTTCCACCTAAACGCGGCGTCGTTGGCTATCTTTGCCCAATGATTCGGCGAATACTTTCCGCTAAGGTCTTCGAGAACGTATCCAAATCCTTCGCTATCTTTTCCAACGACTATTAAGCCGGTTTCGTCGCTTTGCATATTTGCAGTTACGGCGGGGTCGATTGCTACAATTATCCTTGTTAGGTTCGGCGCTTCATCTATTCGGGCTTTACCGATTATTGCGCGATTCCATAGCATTCCGTCGGCGTCATCTAGCCAAGTACCTAAAAATAGGTGTTCATATCTTGCTCTATTTTCTCTTTTGGTTTTTTCCGCGGCTTGAATGAACGAATCGCTTAAATTTTCTTTGTTGTCTAGGTAAGTTGTATGAATGTAAGTTGTATCCGTTCGCTTCTTTTTTACGAAATCGTTGTATATCCAATGCGATTTGTAAGCCGGATTCATTACCAAAATAACGCGGTTAGGGTTTTCCTTCGCTCGTATGGATAAATCTACTTTGTCGAATACGTCGGAGTCGGTTAATTCCTCCGCCTCATCAATTACCCACGTAGAAAGTCCGGCAATACTTTTGAGATTTGCAGTGTTAACGCCTGAACTCGTTTTAATGCCACGAAATAGAATTTTAGAGCCTGTTAATTTATTTATTATTTCGGATTGGGTTACTTCAAAGTCGTTTACCTTTCCCATGATTTCTATTTTGTCTAAAAATTCAGGGATAATCGAAATAAACGCCGAAACCAAAGTATAACGCGTGAACAAAATAACATGGCCTTTTTGATAAGTTAGATTTAACAGAAATAAAGCCAAAGTCCAAGATTTGCCCGATCCACGTCCGCCTGTTATCAGATAATACCTTGTATCGGGTTCCTCATAAAATAACGGCTTGTAATCCTCCAATAAATTAATCATAGCCAAATATCAAATTGTTTGTTCTCTTTGTCCTGGCTTTCTACATTAAGGTGATCCAATGTTAAACGCTGGTTTGTTTCTTCTTCTTCTTCGCTTACTAACTTCGCGTTTTCTATCGCAACTCTTTTGCCTATCCATTGAATAGGAGGTGCTATTTTTTCGCCGTTCGAAGTAACGTCAATTTGTTGCTTAGGTAATCCGAACCGGTACGAAAGCCAAAGTTTTAACGCGTTTGTATCGCCTTGCGCGCACTTCATCAAAAGCGCTTCCCATATTTTTTCAGGGACACAAATCGCGTCCATTTGTTCAATTATCTTTATTTCTTCGATTTTTGGCTTCCTGCCGGCGCCTATCCTTGCACCTCCATTTTTCCCCATGTTAATACAAAGTATTGTAAAACTGAAATAAAGTGATTATTCACTTCAAAGGTAATTGAAAATAAATAAAAAAAAATAAAAAATATATTTACAAATACTTGCACACAATTACAAACGTTTGTACATTTGATAAACGATAACACTAAAACAAACAACAAAATGGAAAAGCCAAAAATTAGATTTGTAAACGAATTAAATACAGCAAAAGGAATTCAGGTGCTAATTGCTAGAACTACAAAAAATGAAATACTTTACGGCGGATTTGTAGTATGTAATGAATCAAAAATTTTTATTCCATGCGGAGCTAATAACTCAATTAAAGAAGTAATAAAACGAGCTTTAAATATTTGGGATATTTTAACGAAAAAAAACTAAAAAATATTTACCTAATCACTTGCAATTAATTACAAACCTTTGTAAATTTACTTAACAATTAGAAACAACAACACTAAACACAAAACAACATGACAACTTCAAACAACAACACAGCAACAAGAAACAACGAAAATGCAAAAGCCAATATTATCGCTTTCGTCATCATGGCAGTAGTACTAATCATAGGCCTAATTTATGGTATGCAGTTAGAGGCAATCGGTTACTAATCATGAAGAAAGCTACCAAAGTACTCGCACAAATCATTTATACTATAATCGCATTTAGTCCTATTTTATTTTTGGGATACTTGCTAGGGTTAACACTACTTAAATAAACACAAACAACACTAAACACTACAGATATGAAAGCTCAAAATTTATTAGGAACCGGTAACAGCAAGCTACAGAAAACCGCAAAAGAGTTCGGCGTACGGATATTTAATTTTTCAATACCGGCCGGCAACGACAAAAAGAGCGGTAAAATAACTTGTCCTTTCGCTGGATCATGCCTAAAGCTTTGCTACGCTAAGCGTGGAATGTATCGCTTTGGTAACGTGGAACGCGCGCTAACTAAGCGCTATGAAGCAAGCAAAGAAGAAAATTTTGTTCAAACAATTACGGACGAACTCGCAAAGGTTAAAAAAGATAAACAAACCTACGTTCGTATTCATGATTCCGGCGACTTTTATAGTCCGGCATATTTCGCTAAGTGGCTAGAAATTGCGCGACTTAATCCGTCCGTCCGTTTTTACGCTTACACAAAATCGCATTCGTTTATCCGTGGTATACAATTGCCGGAAAATTTCGATCTTATTTATTCCCTTGGTAGTAAAAATGACGAACTAATAAACCAAGATACAGAGCGTCACTCCAAAATTTTCTATTCCGTAGACGAAATGGCCGCCGCCGGATATAGTGACGCGTCCTATTTGGATATTTTAGCGACTAAATGGCATACACCAAACCACAAAATAGGTTTAATCATTCATTAAAATAGAGCCCTAGAAATAGGGCTTTTTTATCAACTTAAAACACTAAAAAAATGGGACGTTTTATAACAGCTCGATTTAAAAGCGCGTGCGCTGAAACCGGCAAAACAATAAACAAAGGCGAAACTATATATTTCGACGGGAAAGCCTACAGCGAAGGATCAAAAGCCTACAACGATAGGAAGGAAGCTAACCAAACCTTTGCACATATACAGGCGAACGAAAACGCCTATTTTGATAACTTTTGCACAAAAAACAATATTTAAAATATGAATGATTTATTCGAATATCCGGAATTATGGCCCGCTAATTTGCGGGCTATTTTAGCGCGCTACATGGCAAAGAAACAAACGTACACGAACTTAATACGACTTGAAAACGAGTTATTAAAAATAGGTTATTCGATCGAATACGGTTTAGACTGCATGGCATTTAACCTAAACAAAATAAAAAAATGAGAAAGCCCTATTTTAGTATTCATTCAATTAAAGCGCTCGAAAATCGGGCGTTTTCCGTAGTTCGTGCAAATATTGAAAACACGCCGGATAAATTAGAACTAGCTAGAAAGCTTTACCCTAGTTCGGTTTGGTTTATTGAGTTCCACGACGTAAAAATTAGCGTTCGTGTAGTTTATGGCGCGTAATTTTCGGGCTTATTTTAGCCCGTTTAAGACGTTTAAATTTTAGCTTATAGATTACCACTAATAAAAAAAGATCGCTTTACCACGGGCTTAAAAATAGCCTAATTAACCAAGCGCGCGAACGTAGTATAAAACAAAATAGGTAGACGAAACCCAAAGGTAGACGAAAACCAAAGCAGTAGTATAAAACAAAATAAGTAGAGTAAAACAAAAGTAATGTCTAAAAATGTCTAAAACATTGCGCCAAATGTCTAAAATTTTGCGGCCGCAAATTGCGACCTGAACAAAATAAGTAGTGGAAAAAATAACCGGTTCGAACCGGTTCCAAAATTGAAAACCAAAAACAAGTAGACGAAAACAAAATGAGTAGACGAAAACATAAACAGCGCCGCGATCTAGTGGAAAACAAAATCCCTAGTGGAAAATAAAACCGCTAGTGGAAAATAAAACTGGATCGCGCCAGTAGTGGAAAACAAAAATTCCAGCGCGCTAGTGGAAATTAAAATCGGTAGTGGAAATTAAAACCACTTAAACAAAAAACTTACCGCTAGTGGAAAACAGAAATAAATTTTACAATTCGCTTGCAATTAATTATACAGAAGTTTGTACATTTACATCACACTAAACAATCACACAAAATGCTAAAAGATCACCAATTTATTTATGAGAAATCTGGTTTCACTTTGGAGCTGGAATCTTTCGAGAACGAAGGAATTGTCTTAGACATTTTTTTCGGTAGTGGAAAATCACTTTCGCTAGAACTTTACGACGAATTAAACGAACGATTTACAGAACATTACAAAATTGTTTGCCAAATTTTAGATCCATTTATTATTGAACAATTAGAAAACGAAATTAAAAAATGCTTTACGAAATGATGACCGCCACAGAATACGGAGTATTGCGTGGCTTTAGCGAAAAATCAACAAGAGTTCACCAGATCATCCGGTCTGGAGTTAATCCGCCCGAGTGGGTGCATCCGCCTAGAAAGCTAGGAAATCAATGGGTAGTTTTTGTTTCAACTGAATGGATAGAAAATGGTAGAGGAAATAATTAGTGAATGGATTCTCGAGAACTACGGAAAACTAGCCGATAGTGAAAAATTCGAGATAATGAAAACCTTCGAATTGTACTGGGATCAATTTAATTTCCCATACGCTGAGATTAAAACGCTAAAAAAATACCCACCCCCCCCCTTTTTTTCCTAGTAAAAAACAATAAAAAAAACACGAAACACATGAAAGAACTAATCGCAATTCAATCGGAGCTGAAAGCTCCAAAGAACCAGTTTAACGCATTTGGAAAGTACAAATACCGATCCGTTGAAGATATTTTGGAAGCACTTAAACCTTTGCTTCTAAAGTACGAATGCACTTTAACTATTGAAGACGAAGTAAAAGAGGTTGGCGGAATTGTTTTTATTGAGGCAACCGCTGCGATCCAAAAAGACATGGAAGGCCGAGCAGTTACGGCGCAAGCCGGCATCGACATCAACCGAAAAGGAATGGATGTGGCGCAAAGTTTCGGAAGTAGCAGCTCATATGCTCGAAAGTACGCGCTTAACGGTCTTTTTCTCATCGACGATACAAAAGACCCAGATTCCACGAATGACCATGGTGGTAAAAAAGAGGAGTTAAATCCTTCGCACGTAAAGTGGAACGGCGCAAAAGATTCTCTAGCTAGTGGAAAAGTAACGCTAGAGCAAATTAAGTCGGTTTATATTTTAACAGCACAAAACGAAAAACTATTATTATCATGAATTTTAAATGCAGAGCAAGCGCACTTGGTCATTTGATGACTAACGCTAGAAGTAAAACAGAAACTTTGTCTCAGACAACAAAAAGTTATCTACAGGAATGGTACAAAGAGCAGATTTACGGAGTAAAAAAGCAAATTAAGTCAAAGTACATCGAAAAAGGTTTGGCTTTGGAAGATCAGGCTATCGAGTTTTACTCGGTAGCT